GATACGTAATCATGAGTATTGGCATGAGCTTTCTAGTCTAGAAATTACAGCCAGGATACATCAGAAGGCAACAGATGTTATTGATGATGCTAATCATGATGTGTTCCCAGAGTATCGTGAGACAGACCTCACGCTCAAACAGATAGATCTTTTCAGGATACATCACTTTGACAACAAGAATAGAAGAGTGAGCCTGAAGAGATTAGAGTTTGAGATGGACCTTGAGAACATTGAAGAGATGCCCATAGACCACAATAAGGTGGGGATGACCAAAGAGGATATCATTGAGACCACTGGTTATTGCTTGAACGATGTATGGGCCACTTATCAATTCTACCTAGTCACCATTGGTGATACCACTCACCCATTGTACAAGGGTAATAACCAAATTGAGCTGAGACAAGATATTGAAGCTGAGTTTGGTATACCGTGTCTGAACTATTCAGACAGTAAGATAGGTGATGAGATGATTAAGAAATACTATTGCCAAGAGAAGGGAATAGATTACAAAGAACTGCCCAAGAAGGGTTATTTTAGAAAGACTATTGCTGTAAAGAACTGCATTGCTCCATATGTGGAGTTTCAAACCAAAGAGCTACAAGACTTCTTCAAAAGAATAAAGAAGATGAGCCTTGGTTTGCAGGATGACTTCAAAGAAGAGCTGCATTTCTACAACAATGTTTATTCCTTTATGAAGGGTGGGTTGCACACAGAGAATAGCCCAAAGATATTTGAGGCTGATGATGAGCATGAAATAATAGACTGGGACGTAAGTTCCTACTATCCAGCCATCATCATCAATAATGGGCGCTATCCACAACACTTGGGCTCTGCATTTCTCAGAGGCTATCAAGCCATGTTTGAGAAGAGATTGGAACTCAAGCCTTTAGCTAAGAAGGATAAGAAGATTAAAGGTATTGTAGGTGCACTGAAGCTTGCTGTAAACTCTGTTTATGGCAAATCTAGTGACATGCAATCCTGGATCTATGATAGGCAGCTCACTATGTTCACCACTATTACGGGTGAATTGAGCCTGATGATGCTTATTGAGGCCTATGAACTAGCTGGTATTAACGTAATAAGTGCAAACACAGATGGTGTCACTATAAGAATAAAGAAGACACTCATTGACAAGATGCATGAGGTTAATGCTTGGTGGTCAGAGCTCACAAAGTATGAGCTAGAAAGAGCTGATTATCAAAAAATTATATTTTCCACTGTAAATGACTATCTTGCGATAAAAACAGATGGAGAAATTAAGAAGAAAGGCGATTTTCTCACGGATTTCGAGCTTCATAAGAACAAGTCAGCTAGAATTGTCCCTCTGGCTCTGGAACAATATTATGTTCGTGATATACCTGTTGGCACTACTATTAGGAGTCATAATAATATCTTTGACTTCTGCCTAAGGCAGAAAGCATCCAAAGATTTCCATTATGAAGGAATAGATAGATCCACGGGTGAGAAGAGAATGTACAATAAGCTGATTCGTTATTACATCTCAAATACAGGAGAAAAGCTTTTAAAGGTTAAGAATGAGGACAGTCAAAGTGGTGCTGCTAACGTGTCTCAAGTGGAGGCAGGTGAGTGGCTAGCCACTGTATGCAATAACCTGAAGAAAGACCATCCTCTTGATAACATTAATTATGACTATTACATTGAGCGTGCTGAGAAAATAATCTACAAGATTAGTTCTGAAGGCAAGAAGCGCAAGGTGGTAGTTAATCCTAACCAACTAAGTTTATTCTAGTATGAACATCAAGAAAGGAGACAAGTTCAGGGATTATGTTGGCACTCCTTGTTTCATCAGTTATATTAAGGGGGACATTGTTAAGCTGTCTTTTATTGAAGAACGTCCACACGTGGAGGTATGGGATAAACAAGAGTTCTTAGAGCAGATAAAGCTCAATAGATTCTTCCCACAGCCCAAAGTGACCATCAATAGAACTAACATAAACGATCATCTGATTGAGTATCAACTGAATATGGTGGGTAAAACCATAGAAGATGCTAAACAGGATGAGATGTGGTTTCACAACTTCACAATGACCTCTCAACAACACGAGATGTTCAAGTCTTATGCAATTCCTCTCCTGAGGAAGGTATTTAAATTCAACAAAGGCAGAGCTGAACAAACATTCCAGTGGTTTGACCTGGGATATGGGCTTCGCATAAAAGACTAATCCATGTTACTTATTGTCATCACAATTGCGCTAGTATCTAGCGCCTGGCTATGCTATGAGATGCATAGAGCACCTCTAATTACAGACAAAGAAGAATTAGATGACCCAACAACTACATGTTGGCATGATGATGACCATCACCCAAATGAATCATTTTAAAATCAACAATTTATGGGATCACAATCATTTACAGTGAACAGCAGAGGCAAATCTGCACAAGAAGCATACAGTAGAGCTGTAGAAGATGCTGAAGAAGAATATGGGCATCAACAAGGATATAGTGGTGCTATTAATGCCACTCCAGGATTTAGAGATGTCACTAAGCAATATAAAGCTTCAAAGCTTCCTTTGTATAACTACATTGAGAAGCGCATCAATGACCTCACTAAGTTCCAAGGTGCAGAGTGTATATGTCTGGAAGAACCTGTGACTAACGGTAATAAAATAAAGACACAGGTGCAACATGTTGTAACTCCTGGCACCAAGAAATGGGTGCTCAAGTATGTTGTGCATAAGCGTGAAGGCGAATTAAGCAGACATAACACGAAAGGAGATGCAGTGAAAGCTGCAAGAGCTTACACAGAGAAACATCAGTCTCCCACAACAGTTGTGATGGAGAAAACTTTGGAGAAGGGAAAGCCTGTTGTGGCTAACATCTCCTACAAAAAGTCATCAAATGAAAAAGAAGGAAAATACGTATTCTTTGGATGGGCAAGTTGTTAATTTTTCTGAAGATTTTGAGCGGGATTACCTGAAAGATGTTGTATATTTGCAGGCTGATTTGATTAGAACGCAAGAAGACATCATGCAGGAAATCATTGAGGAAGAGAATAGACTTCCCGCTAGAATTACAGTGATTTATCACACAAAACAACCCCAACCAGATGAACTTAAAGATAACGCCCTACCATTTTGAAGAGCTCATTAAAAAGAGTTATTCCTTGGACGTTATTTATCTCTTAAAGTTGATAGAGCAGCAGATGGATGTTCAGCCTCTCTGCGAAGGAAGCATGAAGATCGCTGCGCTCTATCAAACTTTAATCAGAAAGGGACTCATATCCACTAGTGATGAGAAGATAACGACAGAAGGGAAAGAGCTCCTCAAATTTATAGAAAGCAAAGAAGAAACAAAGATTGTTAAGCGTAAACCTGCCACCACAGAGTTTGAAGAATGGTGGAAAGCATATCCAGGCACAGATACATTCACCCACAAGGGTAAGAAGTTTACAGGTGCAAGAAGCCTGAGACAGAACAAAGATGAATGTAGACTCAGATTTGATAAGATTCTTCTTGAGGGAGAATATACAGCAGCTCAAATGATAGAAGCGCTGAATTTTGATGTCCTTCAGAAGAAAGAAAACTCTGTTAAAACTGGTACAAACAGACTCAGCTTCATGCAGAATAGTTTCACCTATTTGAATCAACGAAGCTTTGAGCCATTCATTGAACTAATTAAAGAGGGTGGTAAGGTTGAAGAAACTGATAAACCCGTTGGAGGCACAGACATATGACAGCTAAACAGGAAGCAGCAGCAATGGTGTTATCTTTCCTAGGTATAGTGGGCAACAACATGAAGTATGCAAAGGAATGTGCATTAGTAGCAGTGAATAAAATATTATCCGCTGTAAAGTGGTGTATTGGTGATAGTCAAGTGGAGTATTGGGAAGAAGTTAAAAAAGAAATAGAAGCAATATGAGTTTTGAACTACTTAAACATGAAGTGGAGCTTGGCCTGACAGGGAGGAATAACGGTATACCTATGGGGTTTAACAGGCTCAATAGGTATATTGGCATCCGTAAGAGCATGTACTTCCTGGTAGGTGGTTTAACAGGCTCTGGTAAGACAAGTTTTATTGATGATGCATTTGTCCTGAATCCATTTGATTGGTACATCAGTCAAACAGATCCAGGCGTTAAGTTACGCATTGTCTATCGCTCAATGGAGCGCTCTAGAACATATAAGCTAGCTAAATGGGTCAGTAGGAAGATTTTTATTGACCAGGGCATAATCATCCCCGTAGCTAAGCTATTGGGCTGGAATGAGAAAATGACCAAAGAT